TATGAAGAACTAGGAAAAAAATTAGGAATTAAAGTAAACTATGTAGATAAATTTAATGAGGAAGAGACTACTTTTTTAAGCTGTAATGATCCTTATTTTCAAATGATTGGACGCGCCATGAATAGGGACATAACAATCCGAGAAGAATTTGATCGTAATGAACATGATAAAAAAGCCATAGAGTGGGGAACACTAGAACATATTTATGATAATTATTTAAAGTATAAGGAGAAAAGTAAACTTTATGATTTCAATGATATTATAACAATGGTTTCCCAGAAGGAACTCCCTAGCTTTGAAGCTATTTTTATTGACGAAGCGCAAGACTTGTCTCCACTACAATGGAAATTATTTGATGAACTTAAAAAATACACTAAGGATATGTATTTAGCTGGTGATGATGACCAGGCTATTTTTGCCTGGGCCGGCGCAGATGTAAATAGATTTATTAAGGAAGCAGCGGACGTAGAAAAAGTTTTAAAGTATTCCAAAAGAATATCTAAAGCTGTGCAGGAACGATCTGAAATCCCCTTGAGTCGTATATCAGGCATCAGGAAACAAAAAACTTATCTTCCCAGAAATGTGGAGGGATCCACTCAATATATTACTGACCTCAGTCAGGTAGATTTGACTCAAAATAAATGGTTAATTTTAACAAGGAGAAAAGATACTCTTTTAAATTTAATGAAAGAGTTAGTAAAAAGAAATTTATATTTCGAAACTAAAAAAGGAAAAAGTTTTAAGGTGAGACTTTATAAAGCAGCTGTGAACTATACTCGATGGACGATGGGGGAACATCTAGAGACTCATGAAATAAAAGATATACAAGATTTTATAGAAAAAGAAAAATGGAATGTTAAACAACAATGGTATGAAGCTTTTACCAAAGCAGCTGATCCAGAAGTAACCTACATTCGAAACATGTTGGAGAACAATGAAAAGCTGACAGACAAAGCTAGAATTTTTTTGTCTACCATCCATGCAATTAAAGGAGGAGAAGAAAATAATGTTATTTTAAGTCTAGAGTTAGGAGATAAAATTATTAAAGCTATGAGAAAAAACCCGGACAAAGCTGACGAAGAACATAGAGTATGGTATGTAGGAACTACACGAGCCAGAAATAATTTATATTTATTGAAAGCACGAATAGCTAGGAAAGGTTATCCCCTATGAGTAAACCTTATGACAAACAAATTGGTGGAACACACTATCAGAAATTTAAAATTCAGCCTAGTAAATTTGTAATTGAAAACGAGTTGCTTTATCCTGAAGGATGCGTTATAAAATATATCTTGAGACACAGATTGAAAGGAAAAAAACAAGATTTAGAAAAAGCAATTCACTTTATTGAAATGATTATTGAAAGAGATTATTCTGAGAGTTCTGGCAAAAACCTCCAATCAGTAAACAGCGAGGTCTCTAAAAAAAATTCATGGGGAATACTTAAATGATACTACCTCCAACTGAGTGGGTTGCTCCTACCGAGTACCCGGATTTACGCTCATATGATGAAATAGCAATTGATTTAGAAACTCGAGATCCTTCTTTAAAATCAAAGGGTTCCGGCGTTTTAAGAAATGAAGGAGAAATTGTAGGAATCGCAGTAGCGGTCCCAGAAGGCTCCTGGTATTTCCCTATTGCACATGCAGAAGGACCCAATTCAAATGTCAAAAAAACATTGGAATGGTTTAAAGATATTTTAGAATGTCCCGCCGATAAGATTTTTCATAATGCCATGTATGATGTGTGCTGGATAAAAAAATTAGGTTTTAAAATTAATGGTCTCATTTTAGATACGATGATTGCTTCATCATTGATTGATGAAAATAGATTTTCATATACTCTTAATACTTTATCGTGGCATCATTTAAATAAGGGAAAGAATGAAGCTTTATTAATTAAAGCAGCTAAGGAACGAGGACTAGATCCTAAAAAAGATATGTGGAAACTTCCGGCTATGGAAGTTGGGGGCTACGCTGAAAAAGATGCAGAATTAACTCTAGAACTTTGGCAAAAATTAAAAAAAATAATCGTTGAAGAAGATCTTCAAGATATATTTAATTTGGAAACCGATCTTTTTCCCTGTCTGGTTGACATGAGATTTCTCGGAGTGAGAGTGGACGTGAGTAAAGCTCATGAATTAAAGCGACAATTAACACTAGAAGAAGAAATGCTACTCCACAAAATAAAAAAAGACACAGGCCAAGAAATTCAAATATGGGCAGCAGCATCGATTGCCAAAGTTTTTGAAAAATTAAACCTACCTTTTGACCGTACTGAAAAGACAAACTCTCCTTCATTTACTAAAAATTTCCTTTCTACTCATGAACATCCTACAGTTAAGATGATAGCAGAAGCAAGAAAAGTAAACAAGGTTAATACTACTTTTATAGACACCATTTTAGACCATGAATATTGTGGAAGGATTCATTCAGATATTAATCAGATAAGATCGGATGAAGGGGGAACGGTGACCGGAAGATTTAGTTACTCTCATCCTAACCTACAACAGATCCCTGCACGCGATCCCGATTTAGGACCTAAAATTAGATCATTATTTTTACCAGAAGAAAAACATACGTGGGGCTGTTTTGATTACTCGCAACAGGAACCAAGACTGGTGACACATTATGCATTAAAATTTAAATTAGCTTCTGTTAATCCCATTGCCGACTCTTATGATAATGATCCAGACACAGACTTCCATCAAATAGTTGCAGATCTAGCTAAAATTCCCAGACACCAGGCTAAAACTATTAACTTAGGATTGTTCTATGGAATGGGGAAAGCAAAACTTCAAGCAGAACTTGGAGTATCGAAAGAGAAAGCTACAGAATTATTTGACAAGTATCACCGCAAAGTTCCTTTTGTAAAACAATTAACCAATCAAGTTATGAATGCCTCTCAAGATAAAGGAAAAATAAAAACACTATTAAAAAGACAGTGTAGATTTCCTAAGTACGAACCTATTCTTCAAGGAAGAGACTGGGGAAAATATATAAGAGCCGAGGACAAAGAAAGAATGTTAGAACTGCAGGAAATGGGCGAATTTTTAAAAGACGATGACGGAAAAATTTTAAAATCATCTGAAGGAAAACCGCTAAAAAATTATTGGCATAAAAATAGTTTCCGAAGAGCATTCACTTATAAAGCCCTTAACAAATTAATTCAAGGGTCAGCTGCAGATATGACGAAGAAAGCAATGTTAGACCTATATAAAGAGGGAATTATTCCTCACATACAAGTTCATGATGAATTGGATATTTCTGTTAGCAATAATTCTGACAAAATAAAAGAGATAATGGAGAATGCAGTAGATCTTGAAGTTCCTAACAAAGTAGACTATGAATCTGGCCCTAATTGGGGTACAATAAAATAAACAAGGAGAAAACTATGGACCATATAAAAAACGCAGTGACATGGGCTAAAGCTAATAAGCAAAAATCTATTGCTATAGTTATAGTCGTTATTGCATTAATCGCTTTAATAAAATAATTTATGCATGGCCTATTTAAATGCAAACATTCCTGTGACTTATGCACAGATCAGGAGAGAATATCTCTACGATCTTAAAGAACATCATGGAGAAGTGGAAGACTGCATTATCTTTGGCCTGGCATCAATTACAGGGCGCCCTATACTCTTTCATGCAATCATGGAAAATGGTGCTGTCTTCTATAGGTTACCGATCTCTGCATTTATTCAAAGAGGTTATGACCCAAAGGAAGTTCCTAGCATGCGACTTGACGAGCTGGAGCTATGGAATTGCTTTAGTTACTATCCTGCTGTTACTTCTTTTGATATCCTAGACGGACAATCAGGAAAATTTTTTGGAAAGGATAAGAAAACCCATCCGGGTGCATACCTTTTTACAGTTGACTGGGCACACCCAGAGAGTAATATAGTAGATACAGATCATTCTGAAATATCGCATGAACATAAGTGCGCCCACATTCTCGCCCTAGAGGATGGAAATTATGCAGCACAACCCAACAATAGAATTATATGGAGTATTCCTTCATTTACTGTTAAGGATGAAGTACCTGATTGGAAAGTGCAAACTTCAGACTGGAATGTAGAGGACACAGGTAAATGGAAAACGGAAGATACCGATAGGTTCTTCTATAACATTGAGGAAAAGAAAAACGAAGAAGAGGAAGAGGAGAAATATTTAGCTGAAGAGCAAGCCCTGGCTGATTGGGCTGATTCCTTTAAAGAAAAAAATGACTAAAAAATGTAAAAATTGTAGTTGTGATTGCCATTGCGACGGTGATATACATTCAGATGTGTATGGAGTATGCGCGTGTGAAAATTGTAAATGTCGTGAAGTAAAAGATGAACCAGAAGGTCTTGTGATTGACGAGACTGGAGAATGTGAATCATGTCAATAATTAGGAGGAACATGAAAAAATTATTATTAATATTATCCCTACTTGCATTTACTTCTTGTGTTGCAGTAGGACCTAGATGTACTTACACGCAAGAAGGAACTAAACTATCTTCTTGGATTTGGTTTACAAAAGAAATACCTGTAGACCTAAGCAAAGATAATTGTAATTAGTATGCATGACAAAATCATTACTGCGCTGTTGGCTATTCTCATAGCCCTCTCTGGGTGGAGTCTCACAACCACAGTTGGCCTTAAGTCAGATGTTGCAGTTCTTAAAGAAAAAGTATCGGGAGTTGAAAATGAAATTCAGGACTTTAAAAATTTTAAGGGCAAGAAGAAACGCAAGAAAAAGAATTCAAACAACTGAAAAGGCGGTACAGGCTTTGATAATTGGCCTAGCCTTGGCCTTAATTCTTTTAGCTGGATGTAGCTAGAATGAGATTATTTCACAATGAATGGGAAAAATGGGCGATTATCATTATAATAGTGGTGCTTATTCTTCTAGGTTTATCAGGGTGTACTTATAGAATGGTTCCAAATGAAACCAAAATAGAGTATGGTACCACAGAAACAGACTCTAAGAATGATAAGCTGCAACAAAAACAGTCCATCACTCAGAGCTGGAAATGGATAAAAGAGTGATTGAAAAATTAATGACATTACTGGTTGGCATTTTACTAACCCTAGCTGGTTGGAGTCTTTCTAGAACATTTCAACTTTCAACTATTCAAGCAGTACACGAAGACAAAGTACAAAAATTAGAGAAGCATGTAGAAAAATTACAGGACAAAATGGAAGATATGTTGGATAAAGATGAAGAAATCATGGACCAACATAAAAAATTATTTGAAAAATTAGAATCAGGAAACACGGGGTATAGTTACAACTAATGGCCCTCAAGATTTCAGACGAAGCAAAAGTTCAAATGCCTATGAAGACGGTAGCGAGTCTCATCACGCTCGTTTCAATTGGGACGTGGGCTTTTTTTGGTATTCAAGAAAAATTAAATACACACGCAACTAAACTACAAATTATGGAAAAAGATTTGGTCGAAAATACGGAGTTCCGTATCAAGTGGCCGAGGGGGTTACTCTCGGAAGTCTTCCGGCCGATTCAGAACAATTTATGCTCATTGAACATATGAGTGGGCAAGTAGAAAAAATGGAAACTTCGATGGAGGATATGATGTCAAATACCGTTAACATAGAACGTTTGCAAAAAGACGTAGAGAAGATATTATCTGACATTGAAAAATTAAAAGATAAGCAAAGAACATTTGCTAATGGAGAAAAACAATGAAGGAAAGTTTATTAAAACTTACACAGAAAATAACTACATGGCATGTAAAGCTGTTCGACTATCTAACTCGCAAATCTAAAACAAGTTTATTTTTTACATGGCTTTTAGTTTTTATTTGTCTGTATGAAATTTTTGAGCATGTTGTTATTCCTGTAGCTTTAATTTGGTGGGGGTTTTTTAAATGATCGTCGAAACAGTTTTTGCCCTGCTATTAATTTTGGACCATGAAATTAAGGAACATCGTATCCAGCCCAGCCTCTCCCAATGTTTGAAGGCCAAGCGTTACGCGATGAGGGACAAATCTACTACAGATAGAGTGATCTATCAGTGTGTTAAATCTAAGGCTAACATTGAAATCTACATGGGCGAGAAAAAAATTACTTCATTAATCCTTGAATAAAAAGAAAAATCCAATAGCTAAATGGCTAAGACAACGGAGATACAGAATGCTTGTAATGAAAAATAAGAAAAAGTATAATAGAAGGAGCAACTATGAAACTATCAAAGAATTTTTCTCTAGCTGAATTAGTTAAATCACAAACAGCTGAACGAATGGGACTTAACAACTCTCCTAATGAAGATCAAACAGAGAATCTCAGGTTGCTCTGTGAAAGAGTTCTACAACCGATTCGAGATCATTTCGACGATGTCGTGTCTATTTCATCAGGCTTCAGGGACCCTATTTTGTCGCGTAAAATAGGCAGTTCAGATAAATCACAGCATTGCAAGGGCCAGGCGGCGGATTTTGAAATCTTTGGCACTCCTAACAATGAAGTCAGCGATTGGATTAAAGAAAACCTCATGTTCGACCAGCTTATATTAGAATATTTTACGCCAGGAGAACCCAATTCTGGGTGGGTACACGTGAGCTACAATAAAGATATAAATTTAAACAGAAAAGAATATTTGATGGCTATTAAAGCTCACTCTGGTAAAACAGA